GCTATCCAAAAAGACCTGGTCAGATCATTGAATATTTGACAACCGTATGTGACGGTTCAGCTTTAAAAGGTTACAATGAATTTACAACCGATGTATGTGAAAAGATACAGGTTAACACTTATACATATGAAACCATTTATGGATCAGCCGTAAGCTACACACCACCACCTGGCACCAGTAGAGTGGTCTATAGGTTTCAGTTTAGTCGATATAGTGTCACAACTCATGATATTACACACTATAGATTTTATGTCGATCAGAATGAAGTGGTTTACGCAAGACATTCACGTTCAGCACAGTATCCTGAGGAAAGATCAACGTTTGAGTGGACAATAAATATCGGTGGCACCACAAACTTCAATACAGGTCGTGTTGACTCGTGGACAGGTAGTAAGACAATGAATTTAAAGTGGCGCACATATGGTGGTTCTAATTACCAGCAGTTGCATAGCACTCGTTATTGGGATGCTACCAGTGGTTCATATGCCGCTTCATTTAACATACCGACACTTACGATTATTGCGGTAGCATAGAGGATATAATGGTTAGCATTATCAAAGCAGATACTATTCAAGGAACAAGTGGTGCAACTCATTTTTCTAATGGTTATCCACAAAGGCCCGGTCAGGTTATTGAGTATCTTTCCAGTCCATGTGATGGTTCAACTATCACCGGTTACAATGGTACCACATATACATGGCCTAACGTAACAGGACAGCAAGCCGATACATCATACGCCTATGCTGATATGACTGGATCATCCATATCTTATACACCACCAACAGGAACAACAAAGGTTGTTTACCGTTTTGAATGGTCGGCATACTGGCTGGATGCTCATGCTATTACACACAACAAGTTTTTTATCGATGGTACCGAGGTACTATGGGCCAGACATTCTCGTTCCGCCTACTATCATGAAAATAGAACGCCATTTGAATGGACGATAAATATTGGTGGAGTAGGTAATACTAATACTGGTCGTCAAGCAACATGGACCACCGCAAAGATCATGAAGATGCAATGGAGAGCGTATGGTGCTAGTGACAGAATGTACCTACATGGAACAACATATTGGGATGGTACTGGTGGTAACCAGTTCTGTATGCCACATTTATCAGTTATTGCAATTGCCTAAGAGGAAAAAATGAAATACGATTTTACACATGCACTACCATTAGTTGTACCAAATGCCTTATGGGTAGTTAGAGGAGATGCCACAAAATATGAAAATATTGATTGGCAAGATAAAGTCATTACACAACCTACCGAGGCGGAACTACTAGCAAAGGTTGAAGAACTTAATGCAGCCGAGCCTCAAAAGTTACTTCGTCGTGAAAGAGATAAGAGATTAGCAGAAACGGATTGGTGGGCTATGTCTGATAGAGTTATGACACAAGAACAGAAAGATTATAGACAGGCTCTAAGAGATTTGCCACAAAATTCTACACCTACTCTGGATGAAGCTGGTAGATTAGATTTGACCAGTGTAAATTGGCCTGTTAAACCGTAATATAAATAGGATACTATGCCATTAAATTTTCCGTCATCACCAGTAGATAAGCAGATATACGTTTACGCCTCAACAGGGGCGCAGTATGTATATGATGCTGCTAACACCAGATGGACCACCAACACATTCATTGCTAATGTGGTTAGTGGATATTACGGTTCTGCCTATGACACAGCAAATGCCGCATACAATACCGCTAACAATGCTCTGCCTAACGTTAGTAATGCAGTATTCAATGGCAACCTAAGAGTTACTGGTAACCTGCTAATCGGCACCAATACAGTGACGATTAGAGACAATCATATCATATCGGCCGAATACTTCCGCATGAACACAGCCAATCACATGGTCGTGATTCCTGACGGTAATAGAGTAAATACACTATACACACTGGTCAATACCTCTTATGATTCCGCTAATAGTATTGCCAGCGGTTCAATAACAATCAATAACATTTCATTGTCCGGTAACATCAATCCAGGCACCGTTAGTGTTGTATCACAGACTTTGACCGATGCCGCCAATATCTCATGGGATATGTCCACAGCGGCAGTTGCTTATGTCACCTTAGGTGATAACAGATATATGGACACACCAAGCAATCTCAAAGTTGGTACTCTTATTCTACATGTCAATCAAGACGGTACCGGTGGTAGAACCCTAACCTGGAGTCCTGTATTCAAGTGGCCAGCCGGTGTAGCACCTGTATTGACCACAACCGCCAACAGAAAAGATATATTCTCATTCATTTGTGACGGAACAAATCTGTATGGTTCATACTTACCAGATGTAAGATAAATACTCAAAACATAAGGTAACGAAATGTCACTTAACAAACCTGCTAACAAAGAAGAACTAAAAGATTTTTGCCTAAGACAGTTAGGCTACCCTGTCATCCAGATTAACGTGGATGATGAGCAGGTCAATGACGCCGTTGAACTGGCATTTGAGTATTGGAACGAGTTTCACTTCAATGGTACCGAGCGTACCTATGTCAAGCACCAGATGACCACACAGGATATCACTAACAAGTATATCTCGGTATCAGAAAATCTAATCGGTGCCACCAGAATATTCAAGATTGGTCAAGGTAACATGGCTATGAACATGTTTGACCTACGCTATCAGCTACGCCTAAACGATCTATGGGATCTATCATCCACCTCATATGTCAATTACTCTCTCACCATGCAGCATCTAGCTACACTTGATCTATTGTTCACCGGTGAGACTCCTATTCGTTTTAATCGACTAACCGACAAACTCTATATCGATATGGACTGGGAAACAGATATTGAAGCTGGTGAGTATGTCATTGTAGAAGGCTTTGTTGTTACCGATCCTGACACATACACTAGAGTATGGAATGACCGTATGCTTAAGAAGCTAACCACAGCATATGTCAAGAAACAGTGGGGCACCAACATGTCCAAGTTTGATAAGATGCAGCTACCAGGTGGTATCACTATGCGTGGTGTTGATATCTATAATGAAGCCGTTTCTGATATTGAAAAGATCGAAAACGAAATTCGTCAGACATATGAAGCACCTCCAGGATTCTTGGTAGGCTAATGGCAATCAATCGCTACTTTAACAACTTTCCTGGAAAGAACCGCTTTAACAATGAGCATCACCTCATGGAAGATGTTATTGTCGAATCCATTGAGATCATGGGTCATCAAGTCTATTACATTCCCAGAGAGTCCTTTGATGAAGGTGATATGATCTTTGGTGAGTATGCCAAGAGCAAATTCGAGAAAGCATATTCAATTGAAGCATACCTAGCCAACGTCGAAGGCTTCGAAGGTGATGGTGACTTCTTCTCCAAGTTTGGTTTAGAGATCAGAGATACCTCAAACTTTGTTATCTCTCGACGTTCATTTGCTCGTGGTCTTCCAACCGTATTGCGTGTCAGACCACAAGAAGGTGACCTAATTTATGTTCCGCTAATGCATCGTATGTTTGAAATCAAGTTCATTGAAAAGAAGCTAATGTTCTACTCTCTTGGTAATAGAGAGCCATACATTTACGAAATGCGCTGCGAACTATTCCGCTTCTCCGAAGATGCTATTGATACTGGTGTTAAGGAAATTGATCAGATCGAGGAAGAAAACAGTTATACACTAAAGCTAAATGTTGAACTATCTGGTGTCGGCAACTTTAAAGACGGTGAAGTTGTATATCAATCACCAGACGGAACATGGGCAAACAATACGGCACATGCAGAACTTAGTGAGTGGTATAAAGCCAATGGTACCATGTTTATTCATAGTATCACTGGCAACTTTACTGCTAACACTCTATATGGTAACACATCTCTAGCCCAAATTACCATCAATACTATTGATGATGAAAAGAATGATTATGTTAAATTTGATATCTTTGACAACAAAGACTTTGACACTGGCGCAGATTTGATCCTTGATCTATCTGAAACTAATCCGTTTGGAACACCTTAATGCTCGGTAACGCACACTATTATCATCAACTAACCAAGAAAGCAGTCATCCTTTTCGGAAGACTGTTTGATGATATCTCTATCATTAGAAAGAATGATCAGACCGGTGCAGAGGTCAACCGATTCCTCGTGCCTATCATCTACTCACCAAAAGAGAAGATGATAACTCGTGTCTTTTCTGATCCAGACCTAACAAGACAGCTTCAAGCTATTCTACCACGTATGGGATTTGAAATCTCTGGTATTACCTATGATGCCTCTAGAAAACAGAATAGTCTACTGAAAGCATCAAAGCCAATTACCGGTGGCACAACCGCATCTTCCGCTTATATGGGTGCTCCATACGATCTAAACTTCCAGCTAACTGTTTATGCTCGTAACATCGACGATGGCACACAGATTGTAGAGCAAATTCTACCATTCTTCAATCCTGACTTTACCGTTTCCGCATCTATGGTACCTGATCTAGGTTTCGTCAAAGATATACCAGTCATTCTCAACAATGTCACTAATAACATTGAATATGAAGGCAACTACGATTCCGTAAGATATGTATATTGGACTCTTAACTTTACAATGAAGCTACACTACTATGGTCCAATTACAACACCTAAGATCATTCGTACCGTTTATGCCAACATTCATAACAATAACAATTTAGGTCCAACATACATTACCAAAATGATGCTTGCCAATACAGCAGGCACATTCAAGCAGGAAGATGTGGTTTTCCAAGGCAGCAGTCTAAAGTGGGCTGATGCTCAAGGTATTGTTATGCATTATAATCCTGTTGATGATGTATTGACACTAGGAGCCACACAAGGCACCTTTACGGTTAACAATACTATTCATGCAGCATCTACCAATGGTGTTGCTCAAATATACAGCCTAATAACAGAAGCGGCCAAGACAGTCGAAATCAAGGTTGAACCAGATCCGATCACCGCACAACCTGGTGATGACTATGGCTATACTACCACTATTACAGAGTGGACGGACTAAATAGAAGAAATAACTAGGATAGAGGCAAATGTCACAACTTATCATCAATGTGGGCACAGTAGCTAACGACGGTACCGGCGATACAATTCGTGGCGCCTTTACCAATGTCAATGCTAACTTTACGGAAGTTTATGCCAACCTAAACGGACTAGCAGCAAATGTGGCCAGTATTGATGCCGGACAGAATACTGCTCTTAGTTTCGCTTACGTAACAGCAAACACCGCTTATGATAAAGCTAACGCTGCTAACCTACTAGCATATAATGTTGGTGTCAGTGCCAACCTATACTCCGAGTCAATCGGTGCAGTAGGAAATGCATATACAACCGCTGTCGGTTTAGCTTCTAACTCATATGCCAATTCAGTAGGCACATCGGGAAATGCATATGCAGTTACAATCGGAACTGCTGGTAATACCTATGCATCAATTCTAGTGGCTAACAATGCAG